AGTAAATATTGAACTTGAAAACACAACATTAAAAAGCAATATAAAAATACTCTCTGAAATAATCGGCACTAGTATTAAATGATTAAAATCAACATATCTCAAAATCATATCAACAAATATAGTCATGTTGACGATATAAAATTTAAAAAAGTCTATGATGAGTGGGATAGGATAAATTCTAACGCTAATCGTAGAATATTTATTATTAACGATGATAATTTTGACAAATTCAAAATAAAGCAGCAACAATTGAAAAAGAAGAAATTACTTGAAGATTTAGAACATATAAAACAATATGGTTTTATTGGCTGTGTTGGATTAGCTGGTAGATTATGATAAATGTCAGATATTGAATTTGAATTAACAAAATGTAATAATCAGTTAAAACATCATAAAAACGAAATTGACGTTTTAAAAGAAAATCAAAAAAAGTTAGAACAGGGTTTAAAACGAATTTCAAATATTCTAATTATTCAAAAGGAAGAGTTTTCTAGTTTAATGAATAGAAATGACAAATTACAGAAAAAAATAAGTAAGAAAATAGAGAAAAAAGAACTATCCTGCATGCAGGAGGTTGAATTTACAGATGAAAATATTGCTAAAGTTCAAGAAATGGCTATCTGTATGACTAAAGAGCAGATAGCTAGACGATTTAATATGTCATTAAATACCTATTTGCAACGAGAAGAAAAAATACCTGAACTCAAGAAAGCTTTTGAAATAGGACAAGGTACTTTTATGGCAGAAGTATCAAGTATATTAGTTCAGAATATAAGGTCTGGTTGTAAAGCAAGTTTATTCTATTATTTGAATAATAGAATGAAGATGAAAAAAGAAGATGAAGCAACCAATATTACAATAACACAGGAATTCTTGAATAAACCATTAAAAATTATTAATAGTGATGGTAATTATGAAGAGGAATTAATGGATAAATATCATAAGAAAATAATGTCTATTTCTGTTGTAAAAAATAATCCTTTAGAAGATGAATAAATTTGATATTTACAATTTAGAACCTTGGGAAAATAATCTTTACAAACCTATATCATATAAAGTTTTACATGGTGGGCGTATGTCAATGAAATCTACGTCTGTTGTAAAAGCACATTTGAGATTATCTTTCAATAAAGAATTATTGGGAAGAAAAATAGTAGCTGGGCGAGAATATTTAGGTGATATTAAAGATAGTGTCCATGCCTTGTATATGCGAGTAATTGATGGAGTAGAAGAATATAGAAATTTCTTTCATATTACCGACACGTATATCGTAAATAAATTAACAGGAGTTGAAATACTTTTTAAAGGTATTCGTGATTATAGAACATCTGGTATAAAATCAGTTGAGAATATTGGTATTTTATGGCTTGAAGAGGGGTCTTTTATTAGTAAATATGCTTGGGATATAGTAGACAATACACTTAGAGAACAGGGGTGTGAATTGTGGGTTACAATGAACCCTGAAAATGAAACTGACTTTTTATATCAAGAATTTATTGTAAATGGAAAGAAAAAATACGGCGACGATTTATTTATTAAACAATTAAATTGGTATAATAATCCACACTTAAGCAGTGATGCTATAGCTAAAATTGTTAGAATGCGAGAAAACGATTTTAATACTTATATGCACGTGTACGGCGGTGAATGTTTAATTAATACTGAAAAACACGTATTTAAAAAAGATTTTTTTGTAATACAGGAATTTGAAGAACCACAAGGGATATTTCCTTATTATGGGCTTGATTTTGGTTGGACTGATGCAAGTGCTGGGATTAGATGTTATATTCAAGATGAAAATCTTTACGTTACTCATGAATTTAAAAAATCACATATAAGCGTTGATTGTCTTGGTGAAGAATTGGAAAAAGTACTTAAGGATTATAAGAAAAAAGGTAAATACATAATAACGGCAGATAGTTCAAGCCCTGATTTGATTGATTTACTTAATAAATATGAATATCCTTGCAAACCTGCAATAAAAGGTAGAGGGTCAATTGAAGCTGGTATAACTTACATTAAGACATTTAAAAAATGCTATGTACACCCAAGATGTCAAGAATTTTTAAAAGAAGTTTATAATCTTAAATACAAAACTGATAAACATAGTGGTCAAATAAAAGATGAGATAGAAGACAAAAACAATCATTTAGTAGATTGTTTAAGATATAGTCTTGAGGATTGCATGAAGAACAGATACAATGTTGATTTCAAATATAAAAATGTTGTTGATAATACAATCTGGGTATAATTGTGGATACAAATACACTAAGGATATTTTCTTTTTGTGGTGGTGGTACTAAGGGTTACGGCTCTAATCGTTTTATGCAGAAGTTCTTACATCAATGGGGAATACCGCAAGTTGATTTCTGGAAATATGTTGATGTTATGTGCGGAACAAGTATTGGAGCAATACTTGCTTCTGGTTATTCTTTTGGCAAAACTCCTGATTATATGGAAAGCTTTTTTACTACTTATGCAAAACGTATATTTACAATCAGGACAGCGGCAGATGTTGCAACAGGTAGTCATAATGCAAGCGAGGATTCAAATAGACCAAACCTTGCTCAAAAAGCTTTTATGTTTGCAACTAATGATTCGTTTTATCAATCTGCTTATGAAGATTCAAATTATGGAAGTAATATACTTCAACAAGTTCTTGTAGATAATTTCGGCAGCAATACTTTAGCTAATTTAAAAACACCTGTTGTTATACCTGCTTATGAGGAAGATATGAGCAGATATGTTGTATTTTCCAATTTCAATGATCCAGCATATTTTATAGGAAGAAACGAAACTATAGTTAATGTTTGTAGAGCTTCTTCTGCTGCACCTGCTTATTTACCTGCACATAATTTTAATGGACATTATTATAGTGATGGTGGGCAATATGCTAATGATGCAATATTAGCAGCAATTAATGTTGGATTAACTGTAAAACCTCACGCTACTAGAATTGTTATAACAGATGTTGGTACTGGTATAGGAAATATGAGTTTTGACGGTAGCGGTGGAGCATCAACAGATTTGGAACATTTAGCTGTTAGAGCTTTCAAGGTTATGAATGTTGCAATGACAGGAGCAGAAGAATGGAGTAGATACTATTTAGATTATTTAAGTAGCAGGCTTGCTCGTGATGTTCATTATTATAAATTTCAACCAAGATTTCCTCAAGATTTCCCTAATGAACTTGATAATAGCACGCCTGCTTGGTTTGCACAACTTGCTAATTTAATTGATACTCATTATACAAATGAGAGTGATAAAATTTCCAGTATATTAACACATTTAACAGCATGAAGTACGAACGATTATATAATTTTATATCCCCTGTTACTGGTAAATTACCGATAGATAGAGGTTATATATTACTTGGAGATAAAGAAGGACGATCTTTTACATCACCAGTTCTAATTGACGTACGCCAAGATATAATTGATTTAAGACGTAAGATAAGTAATTTTGAAGAATTAAACAAGCTCGATTACAACCGAATATGGATAGGTAACTATTATAATGAGCCAGAAGAGAGATTGCATATTGGTATAATAAATTTACCACCTTTAGCAGAGGCGGTATTTCCAAACCCTATAAGTCCTATTACTGGCGATTTTAGAATACCTAACCCTACGTTTGATTATTTATCTGCTTTTGACTGGGTAATGTCAGGTCCTTATCTACCTCAAATATTTGCAACAAAATATGATACATTAGGTAATCCAATTGGCACTGATGTATCCTCTTCTTTGGCAATGACGCAGGTAAGAACGGCGCAAATAATGAAGAGGTTTGATAATGCAGATTTTATTGTAGGAAGCTCTGTCGTAGAATTTGCTTGGGAAAATCCTAAAATGGCTCTTATACCAGAGCCATTAAAACAATTATATGGTCTTGGAACAACTTATACTTTTACTAAGGCTCAATCTCTTGGAGCTTTGGAGACTGGGTTACTTAAAAACACAGTAGATAACGGAAAAGGTACATTATCTAAGGCAATTAGTGGAGAGGATTACGTTAATACAGCAGATATTCCTTTTGGTAAATTAGTAATATTAGACCCCCTGTATCCTCTTTCTGGGCATAAATTAATTGCTCCCACGGATTTTAGCACAAGAGGTAATGAACCTAATGAGTTTGGTTATCCTATTGCCGGTATGATACCGGTTTTAACAGGTATTGCAGCTGTTCTTACCTATTTGGCAATACCTTCTCTACCGATTGATAATATTGTAAAGGTGGTTGAAAATGGAGAATTAAAACCAGCCACTCCAGATATAGATTATGTTCTACCATCTACATTTCAAACTTTAGTAACTACAGTATCAACAGTATCTTCTCTTTTAGCAGCACTACAAACAGCTTATGACTTATTTGTTATAGCTACTACAGCTAAAGATGTAGCGCAGGATACTGCAATAGCTGCTAATACTGCTAAAGATGTTTTACAAGATGCAGAGATTGCGGTAGCTCAAATAACTGCGACTGGGGCTGCTGTAACTGCTGGAGCAGCAGAAGCAACTGCAACTGGCGCAGCAACTACGGCAGCGGGAGCGGCGGCGGCAGCTACGGCAGCAGGGGTAGCTATTACAATTCTGCAATTAGAGATGCTTGGTAAAGCTAGTATGGCAGACGTAACAGGGGCAATCTCTGCTATAAGTTTGGATATGAAAGGGGATGTTATAGCTAATGGTTATTTAAATGGCACTATAAACTCTCATTTTACGCCCAATCCCCGTTTTACTGGCAAAGAATATATAAAAATCCCTGTCGGTAATATACTGGAAAGACCTAGTATTGCTGAAATAGGTATGTTAAGATATAACACAGAAATTTAATTAATTTTTTCAAATAATTCTATGGCACAATTACCTTTGCCTGTTGGTAAACAGGAATTTCATGACGGAAACAGTTGGTTTTCTTTAGCTAGTGAAAACTGGGTTTTAAACACTCTTAGGCTTGTATCTCCATGTTTAGCTGCTACGACTAGCAATTTAACGGCTACTTATGCTAATGGTACTAGTGGGGTGGGAGCTACTTTAACTAATTCGGGAACACAAGCAGCTTTAAGTCTTGATGGCGTAACGCTAGCGATAGGCAATAGAGTTTTAGTTAAGGATCAAACAACAGCTTTACAGAATGGAATATATACTGTAACTAATATCGGTTCAGCAAGTACTAACTGGATATTAACGCGTAGCACCGATTATGATGTAGTAGCTCAACTAGTCCGAGGTGATGTTGTATCAGTTATTAGTGGTACTACATCAAGCAGCAGTCTTTGGATGTTAACCTCAATAGTTACTACAATCGGAACTGATAGTTTTACTTTTGCAAAAACTGATCAAAATTCTTTTACTTCAATACTTGGCACAACCAATCAAATTAACGTTAGTGTTTCTGGTGGCGTTGCAACAATCAGTATTGCTAGCAATCCAGTTTTACCTGGTACTGAATCAGTTACTATTCCAACTGGGACAACTGAGCAAAGACCTGGTACACCAACAGTAGGAATGTTTAGGTTTAATACGAGTTTGTAAACGTGCCAAAGTTTGAGTATTGGGATGGAGCGTGGAGGGTAGTTGCTAGTGAAAGCTATGTTGATAGTAAAGTATTTGATATCAATTCTAATACTAGCGGCAGTCTAAATATTAATAGATTGCAAAATTTTCCAAGCTCAAATAGTGTGTTTTTAAGAGGCGATGGCACTTGGGCTATACCTACAGCTACTATTGTATTACCATATAACATATATACGTCTGCTTTAAATAATACAGATTTCCGTATATACAATTCTAATAATTCTTCTACTTCTACCGCTTTTAGTGTTTACAATCAGAATACGGGTTATGGTGTAGAATTTGGATTAAATAATTCTACGTTAGAGGGATATGTCTGGGCTGGACCTACTTTAAGTTTAAAGTTTGGTACAAATGGAATAATGAGAATGAAAATCAATAGTAACGGCTCTATTGATTGTCAATCTAATGATATTTTAACAACTGGTACAATAAATGCTCAAACAGGCACTTTAAGGGGTAATAATCTAGCTGCACATAATTCTACGTCAATACAGGTTTTAAATCCGTTAAATATGCAGAATAATGATATAGCTGGGTTGCCCTTAATACCTATTACGTCAACATCAGCTGCAAGTAGAGCGTATGTTGAGGATAAAACAGATGAATATCAAACATTAACATATGCAAGTAATATTAATTGGAATGCAACTAATGGAAATGTAGCTGTTTTAACGCTATCGGGTAATTGTACAATAAGTAGTGTTACATGGTATACATCAGGTTCTTCTACACTTAAGCTATTTGTTAAACAAGATGGAGTAGGTAATAGAACCTTAAATATTTATAATATTTTTAGAGCAGGTAGCACTTCTTCTTTAATGCCTTTATCTACTACTGCAAATACTACTGATTGTCTTGTTTTTAGCATATCGGGAGAATCTGGAAGACTTTATTTATTACAAGTTATTAACAATCTATTACTTGTTCCAGCACCGACACTTAAATATACCTTTGATTACACTGGTACAATACAGACAGTAACTATACCAGCTAGTAGTACTAATAAATGTAGATTGAAAATATTAGGTGCTGGTGGTGGTCAAGGACTTTATAATGGAGGAGGTAGTAGTGGAGCAGGAGGTTATACAATATATGAGTTTTATACTACCAATTATATAGGACAAACTTTATACATAACTGTTGGTCAAGGTGGAGAGGGTGGTACTAATGGTGTAAAAGCTGGAACAAGTGGATGGCCTGATGGGGGTTGGGGTATTTCTGGTAATACGTATCCTGGAGCTGGTGGTGGAAGAAGTGATGTTAGGATAGGCTCTTCTAGTGGTACTATTTTAGCTGTAGCTGGAGGAGGAGGTGGTGGTTCTGGTTATTCCACTAACGGACTTGGAGCTGGTGGAGGTACTATAGGTCAAGATGGAGGGTACGCATCTACTGGTGGAACACAAACTAGTGGGGGTGTTTCAGCCCCAAGTCCACCTACACTATTTTCACAAGCAGGTTTTTTACAAGGTGCTGGAGCTACTACAACTATTACAGGACAAGCTTATGATTGTGGAGGAGGTGGTGGTGGATATTATGGGGGAGGTTGTGCTGGTGGTGATGGTAGAACTTCTGGCGGTGGTTCAGGTTATATTAATTCTTCTTTTCCAGCAATAGGAGCAACAATAATTGTTCCTGATAGTACCGGAATGGCTATTTCTGCTTCTGCTTCATCAGATAGTGATTTTTCTGGTGGTTACGGGGTTGGTCGTGCAGGCGGATCACTTAGTGGTACTGGTTTAAGGGGTGGTAATGGTAGAGTTATAGTTGAATTTATTTAAAAAAGGTATTAATATGAAAGTAAATAATAGTAATAATCAAATGACAGAACAAATAATCAAACCAATGAATCCAGAAGCTATGAATTATCTTAGCTGGTTTATGTCTGACGCAAGTAATTTAAGGATTTGGGCAGGTCAGCTATTTGGTAGTGATGTAGATTTGAACAATTCAAAATTTATTGAGTTAGTAAACGCCGCTGAAATAGCATTATCAGAGCTTGAGGATGATATAACTAAAATCAGGGAATTTCTAGCTTCTTATATTCCTCCAAATAATATTTAAAAGGTAAAATAAATGAGTGAAAATAAAAATCCAATTGAAATAATTCAATTACTTCCTAAAATAGTACAAGCTTTATATAGTGATGGTGTACTTTATTATTCAGGTGAAGCTCTTATAGCTGATAATAT